TACCTTAATATACAAAATTATTTTGAAAAATCAAAGAAATTTTCCTTCTCTTTTTCATCAATCCATTCTTGAGGTATTTCTTTTTTAGCCCATTTGAACCCATTCTTCTCACACCATTCGGCGTAAGTGGTCTTAGAACCTTTGTAGATTTTACCATTTGGTGATTGTAATACAAACCTTAAATCCATTTGTGGATTTTGTTCTTTTATTAATAAATGTTTTTTTCTATCTTCAGGTAAGAACCACCCTTTTGATTCTATAAAGATTCCATTTGGTAATTTAAAATCAGGTTTGTAAGTGTGATGTGTTGCTGGTATCGTATATGAAACTTCATGTTTTTCATACTCACCATCTATTCCTTGAGATTGTAATTGTTCGTCAATTCGTGACTCAAGGCCGGACTTATGTCCTTTTTGTTTTTGGATGTGACTCCAATTGCCTTTTTTATTCATAACTATTCAAAATCTAATCTTACATCGATTGTAACATCGACATCTTGTCTCTTTTTAAGTGGTGACCCTAATTTAGCAATCGCCAATAAGTCGCCTGTATCATTATATAATCCTACTGAGGTGATATATGGTCTAAAATCTGAACCTGTAACAAATGGTATTAAATCATTTGAATATTCACCATCACCTGCTCTTAGAGTATTATTTTGAGATACATTAAATTCACTTTTACCTATTTCACATAAAAATGATTGTTGTAATATATTTTTAGTTGACTTGTATGTAAACTCAAACCCTTTTTGTGTATAATCAAAATTACCATTACCTAAAAAACAATTTTGATATTTTGGTCTTGGGTCTGTTATTACTATCAGTCCTTTTTCGTAATAAACATATCCAACATTTCTTGTTTGATATGCAGAACCACTAATGACATGGTTGTTTGATAGAGAAGATATGTGGTCAGGTATTAAATGTCTGTTATAAAGTCTAACCTCATCAACTGAACCACTTGTGCCTGTATTTGCGGTTGCGTTGTCACACATTATAGTAATGTCTGAATCATTTTGGAAGTGGTGTCTTATATTTGTTGTTAATGAACTTCCTTGTTTTACACCATCTATATAAAAGTCAAATTGTTGAGTTCCACCTGAATTATGAGATACTATAATATTATGCCATTGATTGTCATTGTATTTTACAGAAGAACTTAAAGTCATTAAGTGTCCCTTGTCTGCTCTACCATCACTATATTGAAAAACAAGTTGTCCGTTCTTTGCACCTGCTCTTTGATTGAATACACTAATATCAAATGGATATTGTCCATCTGTTGGTGTATGTAATTGTGCAGTTCTTGAATTGTAATTATACGGGTCTCGTTTTTGATTTGATTTTTTTATCAGAGTGTTTGTTAAGTTTTCTGTATATGATTGACTCGGTGGTAGTTTTACCCACAAAGAAATACCAAAGTCATTTGATGGTGTAAAGAAGTTATAATTATTACTACCTGCAGTTGAATATATATAAGACTCTTGAGTAGTGTCTACTCCATATCCACTTGCACTAACTTCACCTGTCGTTGTTATACCTTTGACTATTCTTACTTTTTCTATATTAACATTATTTCTTCGTGGACTTTCTTCAATTGTTCTTTTATAGAATTTATTAAATGTTCCATCTTGAAATCCTAAATAGAATTGTAAACTTTCTTTAGGTACAAACTTTGTGTGGTCTATTACTGTATCTCTTAAGATACCACATTCTGGCGTATGTTTTGATTCACTCAAAAATAATGAAGCGGATGCCGCTGCCTTAGAGTGGTCAGTTATAGTTACTGAACCTGGTTTAATTCCACCACCAAACTTATTTTGTGGTATTGATATTATAGACGCAGTTGGATGTAGTAAGTGCCCACCATGACCATGTTTGAAACAAGAAGTGTTAACTGCGTTCCACATAATTTTTTGTGGTACTTTATTTAACTCCCTTGATATTGCTCTGGATCCTGTTAACAGACTACTATCGTATTCTATTCCTTGATGTTTGGATTGTGATACTTCTGTAAGTGTTCCGTTTGGTGATATTGCTCTTAAAATGGATATTTCAAAAGATGAGGAATGATTAACATCAGTTACCTCATATTTTTTATATGCCGTATAGGGATAGTTGGTTATCCCCTCGTTGAATATCCTTTTGAAAACTTTTGCCATACTTCTTCATTTTAGAAATCTAATTTAACTTTTATCAATATTTCGTTAGAGAAAGATTTCAATAGAGGTTTAGAAAGTTTAGCAATTGCCAATAATTCATTATCATTATTAAATAAACCAATGTTCGTTATGTAAACCTTTGGGTCACCTATAAAAGTTGCCTGATTTAATTTACCTTCTGAACCTGAAATGAATGTTGGATTATTACTAAAATTATACTCTGCGTTTTTAGCTCTAACAAAATAGAATGTAGACTTTATCTCTTCTTCATTTCTTGCTTGGAATCCATTCGCTGCGTTATCATCTGCAGCGTTTTTAATTCTTGTAAATAGTTTATTATGGTTTTGATTATCAGCTTGAGTTCTTATTGTTCCCATAGACGCTGATTGGTCAAGAGCGTGTGCACCTAATACAATGATACCATGTTGTGGGTAAACTTCACCAAAGATTTGTGAACTATCTTGTACACCTGCTGCTAATGAACCACTTACAATATTATACTTAGTCTGTCTTGGATTACCAGCTTGGTTTGTATCACCACTATCATCAATTAATCTTAGTAATGGTTTACCTGCCGAAGCGGATATACATAGTTCCCAATTTCCTGGGTCAAGTCTATCTTTTAATCTAGCTCTGTTTATTGCAATTGCGTAAACATCATTTTGATTAGTATCTTCGAATCTAAAGAATTTTTGGTTTGCAGGTAACAACACTTGTTGTAGTTGTGAGTATATTGCAGATGAAGGTGAGTCTTCATTTGTTCCTGCCGAACCACTACCTGCGTAGTGTCCGTATGCTACTGAGAACTGAGGTTCGTTTGTAGCTACTGCTGAGTTACCATTATATATTTCGTAGTAATAAGCTTTTTGAGTATTTGACTGAAAAGATGATGTATGGAATACTGTTAATTCACCACTATTACCACTCCACAATCCTCGTGTTATTCTTTTAGTTCCGCCTTCTACAATATCATCTGTTGTAAATGCAGTATAGACTTTACCACTACCGAAGTCATATGCTCCTGGTGGTATTACAGGAGATTCATTATTAGTAGTATCATTTAGTATAATGTCATTAGTGTCTCTTATACCACCATCGACTACTATTGGACCAGTTGGACTGGCAGAACCACCGCCGCCACCGCCACCATTCATTTGAATTCCATCTATATAAGGTTCGTTCATGTTTGATATTACATTGTTACCGCCACCAAAGTTTCCAAAATTGATTCCATCTTGAAAAGGAGTTGGAACTCCTATACTTCCGTAAGGATAACCGCCCATACCATAATTGTTAAAAACTGCCATATCTTATCCCTTTATCCGTTAACTATTACTTTTGGTGAAAGTGTTACATCTACTTCAGCTCTACCACCAGTTTCATTACCAATAATAATTATTCTTGTAGTTGTAACTTGGTTAATCGGTAAAGTGTTAGTTGGTGTAAATGTAAATTGATTTAAACCTGTAACTTGTATTGCTTTACTTGTAGCGTATGAATTAAGGTTAATCATTTGTGCTTGTCTACCTGGCACACCACCATTACCTACGATATTACCAACATCACTATTAAGTAATATTGCCGTATATCCTAATTGTTCATTACCACCATTTTTTGTAGTTACATTTATTGTAGTTGCCGTTCCTTCTTCTTCACTTGCAATAGTTGTAGGTGTTACTTCTAAGAATGGTAACTTAACTGTTGCTTTTGGTAGTGATAGTAATTTATATTTCATTAGATATGATTCATCGGTAATCGCCTCTAATACAGGCATATTCTCGATTACAATACCATAAAAATCACTACCTAATGAGTGTGCTGGATTCCAAAGGTCGTAATCAACCTCATCGTCAGCTAATGCAAATTGTGTTATTGCAAACTTGTCTCTGCCTTCAGCTAATAACTCTCTACCCCTCTTTGTGAGTATTGCGTCTACTGTTACAGATGAATTATCTAAAAATCCCATAGTTGTTTCCTCTTTTACTTATATAAATATAGTTTTTTTTATTTTTAAATCATTTTTTCGTTATACATCCAAAATATTATCCACCACGCTGATTTCTCAAGTAATTTGATAATGGGTTGTTTGTGTTTGTTGCACCACTTGTATTTCCATTAAATATACCACCTGGTACAGGATTAGTGTTAACATTTCTTCTACCATTAGACCTATTGATTGCGGCGTTTGCTGCGTTTACATCAAGACCAAAAGGAACTCCATTTGCTCTTCGTGTAATAATCTGACCACTTGGTCTTGGTGTAGCAATAGGACCAGATGGGAATGGTGTAGGTCTGCCGATAGGTAATGGTCTAAATATATCATAAGCGTCTGATACTAACTGACCTTTGCCTGGTTCTACTTCTTTACTTATAATATTTTGTACTGAAACTAATTCAGTTGGTTCTACTACTTTAACATCTTTTGTTGTTGATGATACAATGTCTAAAGAACTACCTTGACCAGGAGTATTGAAAACTAATACATTAGGGTCTACTTGAGTTATTTCAACTACTGGTGTATTATCAGGAGTATCAGGTGAATTAGTTGTTAAAGAATCACTTGATATTTTACATCCTAAATAAAATAAATTATTTAGATTACCTGTCAATCTATCATCTTGAACTCTTGCAAAATGGAATGAAGCTGAACTTGCAAATGTTGGTCCTTTTGAAGCTGAAAAGTCTGTACTATAAAAATACTTTGGTTCAAGTGCACTTAATGAAAGTCTTGCGTCTAATACAGTAGAACCTGTTGGCGAGTATTCCCAATAAGGATTTGACTGAGTTACATACACATAGTTAGAACCACTACCAACCATTATATCAGTATACTTGTATATAGATGGTGCAAATGAGTCTTTTGTTATACTACTTGTATATGTTAGATATTCTGCTGATGAAGATTCCATAACTCTTACACCAGAGTTTTCAAACATATGTCGACTATAACTTATAGTGTCTGGTCTTTTAAAGTTATTTCTTTCAAGTACATGAGGTTCAATTAAAATACCTTTATGCCAATCTGCTCTTGCAGGTACTATTTGTTTCATAGTATCAAAAATTGACATATCATATCTTGATAACATTCCTATTATAATATTAAGAGCCGTTCCTCTATTATACTTTTGGAAATAGTTTCTTGCTCTAAAATCTAATAAATCATATCCATCAATATTTCTAACATCGGTATCACCAATTAAATCATCTACATCAAAGTAACCTTCTGATGCGTAGATATCAAAGTTTACTGTATCTGTTGTAGAGAAATAAGTTCCAAGTAAGTTTGAGTCTTGAGCTGCGTGGTCATACTGACTTAATTCGTTACTCTTATCTGTTTGAAGATTTCCTCTTAGTGAAGAAGATTCTATTCTTACTTTTTGATTATTTAGGTTAAGTGCACCAACTGATGGAATAGTTACAAATTGTGTATCCACCTCACCAGATAATCTACTTGCGTCTGAATTTTGATAAGACGCTGATAAAAAGAATCCTCTGTCGGATGCCGTTACTTTTTGATTTGGATGTCTTGATGTTATAAAACTACTTGTAGTATTATATTCACTATCTGGGAATATTCTATAAAGAACATTTTCAAATGAAGTGTCTATGTCTAAATCAGTAGTGTTATCATCAGAATAGTATGCCTCTCTATTTTGTGCGTGTCCTAATATTACTTCACTACTTAATACTTTTTTATAGTACCTTAGTTCTTGTATACTTGCAGTAGTTGTTGTACCTGCAAATGGCGCTTCAACATTATTTAAGAATGTAGAACCACTTGAATGCCAAATAAAGTTCCAATTGTCATCAGTTGTTGATGCGGTTGGTTGTGCTAATATATCGCCAAAGTCATCTACCCATGCGGCGTCTAAACGATACCCATTTGACCCTGATGATAATCCTACTACAACATCTCTTTGTTGAACATATGGAAAATAGGATGAACTTATAGTTAATGTTGGACTACCACCTTGTACTAAGAATCTAGCGTCTTTTGTTACTGGTCTGTACTCCCACTTTACTCCAAGAGTTCCACCATCTTTTTGATTTATTCTAAATAGGTTATGACTTCCTCGTGGTAGTTTAGCGATGTATTCTATTGTTTTAGGTCGATTACCACCAATTGTATCCCATGGTTGTTTACTACTTGTATTACCATCTAATTGTAATTTGTAAACATATCTTTCATGTTCATATAAGTTTTTATCTTCTTTTACTCTTGGACCACCATACTCTCTAATTTTAAGGAAAGCACTTGGAATACCATAAGATGCGATTAGTGTTTTAAATGACCTTGCAGTACCTTTTGTTTTGTATATTCCTGGCAAGTTGTTTAATAGTCTTCGCCAAGTTTCTTGTACTATTTCTTTAGTTGGTTTTGAATATAGTGAACCTGATTGTTGTGGGTCACCACTTTGGTTTACACCAAACTCGTATTGCCATAAACCTGTATCTGAATATCCATTAAATAGTTTCCACCCAAATGAGTTTGCTACTATTTCAATTAGCTCACTTGCCAATCCATCTTGAGGATGTTCTTCTCTTTCATTTATCGATGTAAGAGATTTTATGTATTTCCAAGATATATCAAAATGTTGACCTATCATGTTTATGAAAAGTTCATAGTCTCTGTTTAACTCATCATCATTAATGTTTACAGGAATAATCTTACTAAGTTTATTCGCGTTTTGTGCGTCATATGCAGAGGCACTTAAAAGTGTTGAGGTTCGCCAGTTTCTTCCTTCACTTGATGTACTATGATATAATACATCAGGGTTTCTACTTGATTTAGGATATGGATTAATTGTAAAGTCAGAAGAACTAAAGTGTGTATATAGTTCTGAGTCGTGATTATAATATAACCAATACTCAAAGTCATCAAAAGTTCCTATTAGTTCATTTCTTCTTCTTCTTGATGATGAAATGTTTGTTAATGCGTTTGAACCACTTACTCCACCTAATACACCGATTCTTCTATCAAATGCCTCTATTTGCTGTAATTTATAATAAAAGTTTTCAACTCGTTCTTCTGCTGAAGAAAAGTTTACAAAGTTTTTAAAATTAGAGTGGTCTGTATTTAGTTTTATGTTTCCAAGTGAACCACTAAAGAACTTGTCAATAATTTTTTGTTGTGTTGTAGTACCAGCGTCTAATAAACTATTCCATGTTTCAAACTCACCACTACTACCTTTACCATCGCCTAAGTCTATGTTAAAGTTAGGGTCTGAAAAGAATTCTGTTTGGTCTACTCCTAAATTTCTAAATAGAATAATTTTTTCGACATAAGACCTCATTAGTTGAGATGACAATCCCATGATTTGGTTTACTGCAACTGATTCTGGTAATGGATTATAAAGTTTTAATATCGCATCATCAACAGATACTATGTCTGTGTTTAGTTTTCTATATTTTACACTCCAATTATATGGTTGTCCAAGTGGAGTTACTACACCACCACCTATTTGATTACTTGGTTGATTATCTGGTCCGTCAAATGAACTACCGCCAGTTGGTTGTTGCCAATATCCATTTCTTTCAACTGCTCTAGCTATTCTTTCTGGAACATCAAGTGGAAGTGAACCTGAACTTATAACATCACCTAATGAAAACTTTCGTTCCCACTTAAGTTCTGTGTTTGGTTGTTGTATTATTCTAAACTCTTCAAATTTACCAGTTAATTCAAAATTAGGTGTAGTTAGTCCTGGTCGTTTAACATATCTATCTATTTTAACTTCTGCAAAAGTTTGATATGGAGTTTCACCCTCTGTATCTAACGCTGCTTCAAGAGCTCTATCGTCTACTGGAAAAAATATAGTTCCTTCTGTATCACCGATGGGGTATTGTAGATATGCGTCTGTTTCACCTACAATCTGTCCATCAAACTGAGCGTTAACAATTGGTATTAATTGGTTGTTTCCTAAGTTTACCATAACAGGTGTGTATGTACTTGGATTGTCACCAAATGAATTATCTCTTATACTGTTGTTCGCCAATTGTCTTAATGGTGATAACCCATTAGCAGTCAGACTTCTTATTTTAACTTCAGTCCTATCTCCTGATATTTCTTCGATTTTTGCGTCTTGAAGATTATGAAGAAAGTTGTAAACTATGGTGTAAGTTCCTTGATTAAATCCTGCGCTTCTAACATCCTCTTCTGGCTTTACATATAAAGTGTAACCACCACCTTCGTTTCCAATTCCTTCTAATGGTTGAGCGTATTGAGATTGTACTAAACTTGAACCTGCATAATAGTGTTTTTCTACGGATACACTACTAACTGGACCATTAGGACCAAATGGGATTCCTAAGATATCTTGATTTTTTAAAGGCAGTCGGATTTGATTAGCCTCTAAACTAGCTCTATCCTCGTCATCAAAAACTTGGCCAATTGCTGGTTGTTTTGATAGTACCTCGTCTTCATTATAAAATCTATCTAATGCCATTCTTTAAATCCAAAAATTTACCATTATAAGTTTTTTCTCTAATTCTTTTGTTTACTTTTGATATTGTAAAATAATCGTATCCTTCAATTTCATATAACCCACTAACTAATTCTTTTACTGCTAAACTCTTTGGTAATATAGTTTCTTGTAAGGTAATACCATTTAAAGTTTTTATACTTTTTTTATGATTTTTAATTCTTCTAAATTTAGTGTTTACTTTAGATGGTCTTTCACATTTTTTTCTAATACCTAAATGTTCTTGCCATAATGCTTCATTACTCCATTTGATATCAATAAACATATTTCTTTCAAACCCCATAATCATTGCGGTGTCTAAAATCTCTTTTAGTTTATCGTAATCCTTTACTTCATTCCTTAATACAATATCTACATCCATTGTTGGGATATTTGCTCCATAAATATTTTCTGCAAATGAACCAACTAAATAAACCTTGTAGTCTGATAAATCAACTTCTTTATTAAAGTTATTCCACCAACCTTTAAATTTATCATACCTTGGTTGTTGCCAAGGTTTTGTAGTTTCAATATTTCCAATTCTAAAATAAAACATTATATTGCCAATTTTTGATTGTACTTGTCTAATAATTTTTGACCATCATATAAATCAAATACCATGTAAGAGAATTTAGAACCTATCCAATTTGTAAGTCTTCCCATGAGTGTTGGTTTTTTTACTACACCCATTTTGTATCCCATATATTCTGTCCATGGTTTAAATAACCAATATGCAAATTTAGTATTGTTAGGATTCTTTCTCATATACTTAACAACTTTTCTTGCCCACATCTGATATCCGATTACAAGTTTAGGGTCTTTTTCAAACATCATATCACCATATCTTTCATCAGCGTCCCACATTTCTTCTGATAAGAAACCTTGTCTGTATAGTTCATTACAGATAATCTTTCCACCACCTTGGAAGTTTCCAGAACTTGGAGTGGTAATAATTGGGAAAGAACCTGGGAAGTTAGTTGCGGATGAATCAGTATTTCCTTGTTGTCCTTGTCCTTGTGGTCCTACGCCTGTTTCTCCAGAAGTATCAGGTTGTGGTGTAGTTGTATTTAATTCATTAGTTGCACCATTTGAACCCATCGGTGGATAAACATCACCAGGGTTACCATAGTTTAATGGTGTGATTGTTCCATCAGGGTTAACTGAATATGGTGGCCATGGAATGCCTGTCTCGACAGTTGAGTTTTCAATAGGATAAAAATACCCTTGCATTGGGCCTGGTGAGAATGTTACCGATTGGCCAGGTTGACCTATATTCATACCCCACTTAGCTTTTGTTCTAGCTATTTGTTTTGGTCTTACAGTTCTAATAGGAAAACTTAATTCTTTTATTTCTGTATCAATATTATTAAGGATATCGGTCTTAAAGTATCTCGCAGGTTTTGTTTGAGTTCCATCTTCTTTTTCTATGAAGAAAACTCTACCATAGTTCTGACCCTCTTGTTGGATTGGGTAAGAGACTATTTGCCCTCTGCTGTTTCTAGTTACATTTCTATCTGCCATTATCTAACTACCTTAAAGTAAAAGTTGTCATCGTAATATCTTATATTGTCACCTTGGTCTACTCTAAAACAAAACTTGTAAAATCTTTCAGGTTGTAATCCGTTAAACCAAAAATTAAAATAATTACCATTACTATCACAACTTAACTTTGTGTAGTTAGTATCAAATGGAATTATAACTTGTTCAGTTTGAGAGTCGACTACTGAGTAATATGAAGTACTTGGTAAATATTTTACTGTCTTCAAAGGACTTGTTGAGAATGTTCTCGTTGGATATCGTTCTCTTCCGAATACTCGTATCTTGCCTTTCGAAGTTTCTTTATATTCTTGTTGTAAATTTTTAACATACAATATAATATCGTCACCTGTTAGTGCCTCTAATGAACCTGTAACAAACGATGAATCATCCCACCTTGTTTCTAATACAGGTGGATATATCGTGTTGGTGTCTGATGAAAAGAATTTAATAGAACCAAACTTAGTTGTAGAGTTTTCGTCTACTTTAGATTTCTTAACTATAAAACCATTATTACTTCGTGTACCATTTAACCATTCGTTTACATATTCTGTAACTGGTACATCTAAGTTATTGGTTGCTTTTGTAAAACTTTGTGTATAATGTGTGCCTGCACTAAATGATGATGTGAACCATGTTCCACCACCTGAATTTGTATTAAAGTGTGCTTCAAATAAATTATCATGAAATGCTGAACCTGTTAGGTCGTGGTCTGATGATTGTATTCTAAAGTTGTCAATTGAACCACTCGCTTGAAGTGTACTACCACTTGCAAAGTAAGACCATCTAAATCTATATTCGCCAGTTTCTCTTGCTTGGAATTTAATATTTACATCTTGACTTGATGTTATAAATCTTACTGAATTTGAAAAATCATTTACATCCACTAATCTACCTGTTGGTGTTTGCATTGTAAACTCTACTCCTAATGGAGTTCCATCACCATTTTCATTTGGAAAGTTTCCAGGGTCAAGTGAAAAACTTGCAGTATAGTTTCTATTTTCTTGCAAGTCAAATTTTCTATTTAGAGTTGCTCCACCTAATTTAGATGAAGTTATATTTAGTACTCCGTTGTTTATAAATGCAGAACCACTAATACCATCTGTATTATTAATTCCTTCATTGATAATATATGTTGTTGGTAGGCCTGTTCCTGTATTTACACCATATTGGTCATCTACTAATATTGAATCTTCAGAGGTACTAAATAAATAAAAGTTATCTACTGACCCTTGTGAGCCATCCGTGCCATTGTCATCGAAGAATGTATATTGTATTTTATAAACTCCAGGCATACTTGCAGTAAATGCCATCTTATAATTTGCCGTTGCAACTAAAGATTCTTGGAATCCTACAATATCACTACTTAGTAAAGAACCACTTGGATTAATTACATTAAAGTCTACACCACTTAATGATTCTCTGTTAAAATCAAAATGAATATTATATACTGTGTTTGCTTCAAGGGATGCCGATAGGTTTGCAGTACCACCACCAAAGTTTGATGCGGACATAGCTAACTTACTACCTGATGCGATTAGTATTGGGTCATCGCCTGTACTACCTTTTATTTTGTCTACTAATTCAAACCCACCTATACTTCCTGCGAAGTTAAAATAGTTTACTAAAGAATTAATTGTATCTGGGTCAGTTGGTTGACCAACTAATGCGTTCTCAATATCCCATTCTGTGCCTGTTATTCTTTTTTCCCAAGTACAACCTTCTTCAAAATGTGGTGTGTCTGATTCTACTCCCAATCCTTCTGTCCAAGTTTCTTTTATTGGATATACAAATAAATCATAGTTGTCTTGAATTTCTCTACTTTCAACATTTTCTAATCTTAGTCTATAATGAGGTGATGTTATTGTTCCGTCTGAAATTGACCTTGATACTTCTGTTAAATCGAATTGTACAAGGGCTCTACTATTTCCTAACAGAGTTGTGTTATCTGTATGGTATAGTTTTCCTACTTCAAGGATTTCATCTTTACCTACATTTTGAGCTTTACGAGTTGAGTCTTCGTAAAGTGTAGTATCTTTATTTGAATATATTCTATAAATCATATCTTAACCCTTAAAATAGTGGTACTACCCTTCCTCTAATATCTTGGTCTGGATATTTTACCTCAAAGATAGATGGGTCTTTTGGTGGATAAACCACACCATTTCTTGTTGCACCTTTTATATCATATCTTCTAGGAGAATAGTTTCCACCAAACTTATTACTAACTTGTAATCCACCAAGTCCATCTTTATCAGGTCTTATAACACTCTGTACACCATCAACTTCGTCTAACATAACATATAGGTCTGATAGTAATATTGGTTGATTAATACTTCTTTTTTCAATCTTAAAATAATCTCTAAGTTTTTGAATACATTTAAGAAGAACATCATTTGAATTAGAGTTAGGTCTAACTACTATTTCAAAATCAATTCCTATGTTTACAATATATCCATCTTTTATGTTGATTGCGTCTGTTAATATTCTGTAATAAGACAAATAATTTCTTAAGTTTTGTTTTGTTGCAGGGTTTAAGGTAGTCATTTTATTATTGTTATCGTACCCCAAACAATAAAAGTTAATCGCTAGTTGATTTAGATATTGTTCATTTCTTTCAGGACCATCATCAAGTTGAGTTTTGATTTGAAAGTCAGGAGCAACAAATGCTTTTGATACCGAACCAAATTGTGGTGGTAGTGCATATGCTCTAACTAAATAGTCTTCTCTTGTAACATTTCTATTTTGTGCACTAAAGTATGCTTTTGCATTTTCTCTTACTTCCTCTAACTCTTCTTCAAACTTACCACCGATTGCTGGGTTTTCGTTTGTTACTGCGATTGAGTCTCTTGCTTCAGCAAATAACTCACCATCTAAACCTATATCAGATGTTTCTATTGTTACATTAGAAATTGATTTTAAATCACCTGCAATTACATTATCTTCAACACCTCTACCAACTCTGTATCTTACTGTTAATGTTTGATTCGCTGGTGCAATTCCGTATGTTCTTGAGTATAAAAAGTTTGATGGGTCTAATCCTTGATTTAGATTTCCACTTGAGTTATACAATGCAGAACCTACATTGTCAGGATTAGGAAGTAACTCTTCGTCTGCATTAGCAGATACTCCTGCTCCAAACTGAACTTGTATTTCACCCTCATCGGTAACTCTTGTTACATATCTTTTTGGAACTTTTTTAAGTTTAAGTAAAGCGGGTGTTTCTCTTGTGAATGCAGAATATCTTAATGAATATTCAGAAGTGTTTGGTGATTCTTCAAATATAGTATCTTGTCCAAGATATTCTACCTTTGTCCATTCTTCACCATCATCATCTGATATACTAATTACATCTATAAGACCTTCTTCGTCTGATATTTTTATTTTGTCATAAACTTTTGGCGTACCGAAAGTAAACTCTTGTGTTTTTTCTTTACCACTTGTTGCTTGAACAAACTTCTTTAAAAGATATTTTACAGGTAGATTTGTATTGTCATCTACTTGATATACAGATATTTCTGTTGGGTCAACTGATGATGAAAAATTAAATCTAACTTTCTGATTTGTAGTAAAGGTAACTTCATCATTTGATTCTGCAACTACTGTTGCACCTTCTTTTATAGTAAGTGCGTATCTAAAGTCTGGTCTTACATTTACTCCTGTACCAATTGCTGGCACTAATTGAAACATAGAAAGAGTAGTTGTTGCTGGTATATTTAGTTTTGGTTTATATCCATATGCTTGTGAAATAGCAAATATGTTTTTCTTTTCTTGTGCTTGTTCTAATATAGATTCTCTAAGTTGTACATCTGTATAATATGATAGTACATCCCCTACATATGAAGATAACTCTAACATCATCATACCAGGTGATGATTCGTTAAAGTCATTAAATGTTTGAGGGAAGTAAGTCTTTGTGAAGTCTATAAGATTTTCTCTTATGTCACCAAAGTCCCTTCCGACTAACTTAACATCTTTTTTAATTTTATCTGGCATATTTTATCCCAACTTATACGGGTGAATTTGCTATTGACAATCCACCTTGTTCACTTATCTCTATTATAATTATCTCGTTTGCGTTACTTTCCCCAACTGAAAATGTAAAAGAAAAGAAAACAGTATGTCTGTCTTCGTCTTTGCTTACCTCAATATCTTTCATTTGAATATAAGGTAACCAAAATTTAATATCATCAGATATTGAATCTCTTAATTCATTTAATAGTTTGTCGTTAATTTGTTCAAACAAAAAAGAAGGAAGGTCCGTTCCAAACAAAGGTTGGAAAGGCCTTTCACCTTTTCTTGTTAACAATAAACATTTTAGATTTGATATCGCTTGGTCTTGTGTTGAAAATGTACTACTAAATATAGGTGTACCGCCCAATGGGAATGGTACTCCTACTGCAACATTTCGTCTCAAGTCTAAAGGACTTATCCTTTTAATGGGTCTTTCAGCCATTATACTCTACCCTTCTTCTTGTTTATCGCTTTCATTAATTGAGAATAATCTTTAGTCAATGCTTGTCCAACTCCTGAATTCATTACTGCGTTTACATCAACTGCTCTTCCATCAGAATCTTGTGTTGGTATCATTGATTGTGGTGTTGGTGAACTACTAAGTCCCATCATCGATGCCATAGTTGCTCTATCCATTCCTTGTGCATTATTTGCAGTCAAAGGACCACCACCCATTGTTGGCCAATTATCAACTGTTTCATTTAACATATCGGAAAACTTTCCTTCTTTAAATTTAACATTTGGCTTTTTGGCCTTTTTTGTTGGTTGAGGTGTATTCATCTCTTGGATGATTGATTCACGAATAGCAAGTTTTTCTTTTGCTACTTGTTTTCTCACCTCTTCTTTAATTAATGTTTGTATAGCTTTTACAAATTTATTAGTATCCATAATAATAAATAGTTTTTTATATAATTATTGTTTCATTAAATTTAACTCTGCCGTTATTTTTACAATCTTTCCTTTTATACCACTTGTTTTTCCTGCTAATGTTGCAGATTGTGCTGCTAAAATAACATTTGGTCCTCCTGTTGGTGGTGGTGGAAAAACCTTACCACCACTCGAAGTTCCACCTGCAAATGAAAGTACTGCATTGTTTAACGCATCGAGTTCGTTTTTAATTTCGTCTATTTGTGTAAACATATTATCCATCGCAGCTTTCCATGCTGGTGTTGATATATTTACATCTTCTGTTCCTGCCAAGATAACTCTATCTTTTTTAGCATTTAATAATACTCTATCGGAGTTCACTAAGAATTGTGGGTCACCATGAAGGTTTGCTGGTTTTACTCCTAATGAAAAAGGATGTGCTTGACTCAAACTAATTTTTTGTTTAGATGTCATGTACAACGAAGTGTCATCCTCATTGACATCTTCTATAACAAATTTATTCCAACCACTTGAGTTTTGTGTATTTCTTAATATTGTTATAGGGGAAGTAGATTCGCCTGACCAAGATGGGGTTTGTGTTGTTTGTGTTCCTGATGGTGTATATCCTTGTCGTATTGATTGACCGAACCTACCTTCTATTAATATATCACCACTAAATGGTTGTAATGCTGATACACCTGACACTTCTTCAAATCCAAAATCAAAACTAAATGCTTGTGTTGAACTTGCATTTGGATTTCCTGCTGATGCGTCAGCATATCCATCAGAATTAGCACCACCACTTTCTAACTTACTATATCCTTTTGGTAATGCATTGTGATTTATATTTTTTTGTAATGATATTGGAGTGGTAAAATAATATTGTGGTTTAGCGACATTTGGTGATGAGTCTGATGACATTCCTTTTACCAAACTAACTACCTCACCTATTACCGGCACTCTTTTAATATTAGTGTCTAAAGGAAAAGCATACTCTGAGCGTGATGCTTTTGCACTGGTATTGTATTCTACTAATATGGAATATAGATTCTCTGAGTCAGAGTCATTGTAGATTACTTCTTTTACAATTCCTTGCATTATTCATCTCCTGTATCTTCTTGTGGTAAGTCTTTTTCAACTTCTTCTATTGCGTCCATTAGTTGTCTTTTTTCTTCGTCAGACAACATATAGTTTCCATCGCCTGTATTATTATCTTTCATCATCCTTTGTACGATTGCAGCTAGTTTAACTAATGCGTCATCATTCTTTACGGATATTTCAAGATACTCCTTTATTAAAGGAACAACTACTGAGGCATCATTTAAGTTCTTGACCATTGGTTCAAGTTGTGCTATCAGTAGTTTTATTTGTCGGTCTTTCTTTTTCTGATTAGAATAAATGTCAGACATTATATCTGAAAAAGATTTACCTTTAAATATTTCATCGTC